CATTTCTGAGATGCTTGATAACGTCCTACAGTATTTCATTGATAATGCTCCTGATAGCATATCACGCGCAAGATACAGTGCTAGCCGTGAACGCTCTATCGGTATTGGTGCTCTCGGTTATCATGCATATCTGCAAAAGAAAAACGTTGCATTCGAAAGTGTAATTGCAAAGTCATTCAATAATCAGATGTTCAGAAACATCAAAGGTAAATTGGATATTGCAAACTTGGCTTTAGGTGCAGAACGTGGTGAAGCACCTGATGCGGCAGGGACTGGTCGTAGATTCTCACACATGATGGCTATTGCTCCCAATGCTTCTTCTTCTATTATTATGGGTAATACCAGCCCTTCTATTGAGCCGTATCGTGCTAACGCTTATAGACAAGACACCTTGAGCGGTTCATCATTGACAAAGAATAAATGGTTGGATAGAGTAATTCAAAAATATCTGGCGGGTGATGGTGAAACAATATCAACAAATGATTATAATGACATTTGGTCATCAATCATTGCAAACGATGGCTCTGTTCAACATCTAACATGGATGGATGAAAATACAAAAGAGGTGTTCAAGACTTCAATGGAGATTGACCAGCGTTGGGTTGTTGAACATGCCGCGGATAGACAGCAACATATTGACCAAGCACAATCGTTGAATGTATTCTTCCGACCAGATGCACACATCAAGTATATTCATGCAGTGCATTTCCTTGCATGGAAAAAAGGTTTGAAAACTCTATACTACTGCCGTTCTGAAAAGTTGGCTAAAGCAGATAAAGTATCTAAACGTATTGAACGTGAAGTTATCAAAGAACTTGATATGTCTGCAATCGCACAAGGTAATGACTGTATTGCTTGTGAGGGTTAAATGTCACACATAATCGCAAATTTACCAACAGTGAAATGCTTTGTTCGCAAAGAATTTCTATATGACTTCGAAAAAGGCCATGGTCTACTTGAGCCTTGCTGGTGGGTTAGTATTAAATCACTGAGAGGGCAAGCATTTCGTATTGAATCATATCTGAATCAGTATGGTGCATTGTATGATAAATTGCCTATCAGTGCATATTGCTGGAAGCCAATTGAAGGTGAACCTTTGCCGTTGGACCACTTGCAATTATGGGACTGTTTGAGTTATGATATTACTATACTGAAGAAGGCACAACTTCAATCGATGAAGTGTAAATTCAAAACAAAATCTGGTGGTTGGATGTATGGTGAATACATGTTTACTGTAGATTCTGCACATCCAGATTTCAATATCATAGATACGGGCATGTCTGAAGATGTTGAGGACCATAAATCATATAACTTCATTAAATGTGATAATGGTCAATTTGCATGTCAGCCCAACAATAGAATGATTGTATTTGAGCCATCAAGTAATCCTAAAGAATTAAAATATCCAGATTTTAAAGTAGCAACAAAACGATGGTCAGTGGAAACTGAAGCTAAATGGGCTTTAGGTGATACTGATACCGTCATGTACGAAAGAACAGAAAAATGAACTACAAAAGCATATTCATTAGTGATGTGCATTTGGGTACGAATGATTGTAAAGCTGAGTTATTAAATAATTTTTTGAAACATAATAAGTGTGAAACTTTATACCTTGTTGGAGATATATTGGATGTTTGGCGTATTCAGCAAAATAAATGGCGCTGGAAACAAAGTCACACCAATGTAGTTAGAAGAATATTGGGTCACGCTAAAAGAGGAACAAGAGTAATATATGTGGCTGGTAATCATGATGAATTTTTAAGGCCATTGATGCCGTATAATATTGGTTTTGGTAATATAGAAATTATGAATCAGTGTGAACATATTGGTGTAGATGGTAAAAAATACCTAGTTATACATGGTGATTTATTTGATGGTATTAGCAGATTGGCTCCTTGGTTGAGTATATTGGGTGACAAAGCATATGATTTTGTTTTATGGTTGAATAATAAATTCAATTGGTGGCGACACAAATTTGGTTTTGGTTACTGGAGTTTGAGCCAATACTTAAAAGGTAAAGTCAAGACAGCAGTTGATTTCATTTTTCAATTTGAAAAGAATCTAGTTTCTTACTGCAAAAAACGCAGTTATGATGGTGTGATATGTGGTCATATACACAAGGCGGAAATAAAAGAAATAGACGGAACGATATACATGAATGACGGTGATTGGGTGGAATCGTGCAGTGCATTAGTTGAGCATATGCATGGTGTATGGGAAATAGTTTATTGGAAGGAATTAATAAATGTGGACCCTGATACTCATAGCAGTGCATATGAACAACCCGAATGATATTCCGGGTAGAATCAATTTACAATTTCAATCCCAACAACAATGTGAACAAACTTTACAATCAATGACATACTGGTTGAAATTTGATAAATTTAAGGTTGAAGGAAAATGTCAGAAAACAAATTAGAAGATAAAATTACGATAGTTGTACCATGTAAGAATGAAGAAAATTATATTCAACATCTATTAGAATCACTACGCTTGCAAGGACTTGGAAATACTAGAATTATCATTGCTGATTGTTCTACAGACAATACTAGACAGGTTATAAAAGACCATAGTTCTTTTCTCAATATTGAAATCATTGATGGTGGTCCTGTTTCTATTGCTAAGAATAATGGTGCTAGATTGGTCACAACACCATACATACTATTCATCGACAGTGATGTTAGATTTTTTTCAAACACAACTATAGTTGATTGTGTTGATGAAATGAAAAGAAACAATCTAGATTTGATTGGTCTGAAAATTAAATGTTATGATAATGATATTAGAACACAAATTGGATTCATGTTATTCAATGCAATCAACAGCATTATGAAATATAAAGTTCCCTTTGCTGTTGGTGCTTTTATGTTAACTCGCACAGATAGATTTACAGAATTTGGTGGATTTCCTGAGAAATATGAAACAAGCGAAGATTTCTTCCTATCAAAGAAATATGACACCAAAAAATTCAAATTGATGAATCATTATTTTGGTCAAGATAGCAGAAGATTGAAAAAGATGGGATACCTTGGTATGACTTGGTATCTGATTAAAAATTTTTGGAATCGTAATAATGAAAAATATTGGAATAATATCGATTACTCGAAATACTGGAAATAAAAAGGAAAATAAATGAAAAAATTATTACTAACATTACTATTCGTTCCCCTAATTGCATTTGCACAAAAAGAAAAGGCTGGTGCCACCTATGATGCTGTACTCACTAGAGTCATCGATGGCGACACCGTGGCATTTCAAGCTAACTGGCTGCCTGACCCATTAAAGAAAGAGTTATCTATTCGTGTTTTCGGTGTAGATACACCTGAAAAAGGTCATCGTGCTAAATGCCCTAAAGAAAATGAAAGAGGTCAAGCGGCAACAGCATTCACTAAAGATGTAATTAATAAATCTCAAACGCGACAGGTCATCCTCATGGATTGGGACAAATATGGTGGTCGAGTATTGGGTGATGTATTACTAGATGGAAAAAGTTTGAGAGTAATGTTAATCACAAATGGTTTCGCCAGAGAATATTATGGTGAAGCAAAAACTTCATGGTGTTAATATGAAAGTAATTAGATTTACTGCCTCATGGTGTCAACCATGTAAAACTATGAAAACTATGCTTGATGAAATTAAACCAACAATACCATTTGAAGTTGTTGATATTGATATTAACCCTGAAGTTGCGGCAGACTATGGTATTCGTTCCATTCCAACATTGATTATGTTAGATGAAAAGAGTGAAGTTAAAAGGCTTAGTGGAATTAAAACAAAAGAACAATTGACGGAGTGGCTTAATGCTTAAGAAAATACAATCTAAATTAACAGACGAAAGAAACAGTTTCAAACCATTTAATTATCCTTGGGCATATGATGCATGGCTAAAGCATGAGCAAAGCCATTGGTTGCATACTGAAGTGCCGATGCTTGAAGATGTTAAAGATTGGAAGAAAAGACTAACTGTCGAAGAAAAACAGTTTCTTACACACATTTTCAGATTCTTTACTCAAGGTGATATTGACGTTGCTGGTGGCTATGTTAAAAACTATCTGCCATATTTTCCACAACCTGAAGTTCGTATGATGTTATTGGGTTTTGCGGCACGGGAAGCTTTGCACGTTGCGGCATATAGCCATTTGATTGAAACTCTTGGTCTACCAGAAACTACGTATAATCAATTCTTGGAGTACCAAGAAATGCGTGATAAGCACGATTATATTCTAGATATCTCAAGCAAGAATGGTGATAAACAATCTACAGCCACACACATTGCCACATTCTCCGCATTTACTGAGGGTATGCAATTGTTTAGTTCTTTCATTATGCTATTAAACTTTCCTCGAAACGGCAAAATGAAAGGCATGGGTCAAATCGTTACTTGGTCTATTGTTGATGAAACAATGCACACCGAGAATATGATTAAACTCTTTAAAGAATATGTTAAAGAAAATCCTGAAATCTGGAATGATGAGCTTAAAGGAAAACTTTACAGTATTGCTGAACAAATGGTTCTACTCGAAGATAGGTTTATTGATTTGGCATTCAGCATGGGCCCTATGGTTAATTTGGACGCTAGTGACGTTAAACAGTATATCCGCTATATTGCTGATAGGCGCCTTATTTCTATGGGCCTTAAAGGAATTATGAAGGTGAAAAGAAACCCATTGCCATGGGTTGAAGAAATGATTAATGCACCAACACATACTAATTTCTTTGAGAACCGTGCAACAGATTATGCCAAAGGTGCATTATCCGGTACATGGGATGATGTTTGGGGTAAGGCGGCGTAAGGCAATAATAAACTGGGAGTGTTTACATGCTCTCAGTTTTGTTTTATAATGAAGAACATTGGAGTTAAATTATGATGATTAATAAAAAATTGCAAGAGTTGGCCGTTGATGCAGGTTTTGCCTTTTGGGAAGATGAAGCATGGGGACCAGGACCAGGTAACATAGATTGGTCGAGCGAATATGATATGGAGCTACAAGGTCTGTATGATAGAATGCTTGAAGAAGTGTTAAAAACTATTGATGAATCAACCAAGGCACTGACTTTGACAAGCTTTGACGCAAGTTATATGGCAGGCGTAAACAAGAAACTCAAAGAAGATATTTTAACAAAATTTGGCAAATAATGAGATTGATTGACCTAATTAGGCAACTTGAAGATTTGTATTGTACCTATGATGATGAATATAAACATCACATGGGTGAACCAGAGATTATGATTGATATCTTTGGTGAAATGAATACACCACACCAATTTCAATATAAGGGTTTTTCGCCCGTTATTCATATTGACAAAACGGCTGATGGTGTGTATGATGTTATTAGAGCATTTGAAACAAAAGAGGATGAAGAATTATGGCTACAGAAGAAACACAAGTAAAACAAGAGAAAGCACAAAAGAAAATTGTGCAAATTACTACAAGCACCACAAATACTGGTCAAATTATCGTGACCGCATTGTGCAATGATGGTACAGTTTGGTATAAAATCCTAACTGGTAACGATGAATGGAAAAAAGTTGAGTCGCTATGAATCCGAATGTGGTTGTAATTGCAATCTACAATTTGTGCTTAATGGCTGGTACTGCATGGCTGGTTGCAGTATATGATTGGTCGCCATGGTGGTTTCTATTAACTCTTGGTTTACTGCTAAATCAGGCCAAAACTGATGACAAATAATTTTCTTGAAGATTTCAAGTTTGAATTTGAAGATTATGCCATTGGTGGTAAGATGATTACTGGTACATTTACTGTCAATGCAGAAATGATGGTACAGATTAAAAGTGATGCAGAGTTTGCAGAATATGTGAAAATGCAAATGGCCAATCTTCTTGCTAAGGCTATGGTTGAAAATAAACTACTAGAGTTTACTACACAGGAAGATTATATACACCAACAAAAACATGTTCGCGTTCGTGGTTTCATGACACCAAACGAACAGGTTAAAATCTTGCGTGTACATAAACGTTAGAGTCGGCATTCTTCTATTTTATATTGCAGTGCAACATAAATAATCATATGTCGTGTCTAATATTGGAACGACAAACTAATCGCTTTAAAAGGATAAAAAAATGAACTATCAAGAATTAAATCAAAAATCAAAAGACTTCACTCTTGCAATGATTGATGCAAATAAACAGACCGCACATGCTACCATTGAGGCAATTAAGGGCTTTGTAGGTAAAGATTTTGCTACATATACCTATGGATTAACATACGTAGCGGATGAAATAGCAAATAATGCAAGAAAAATCGTTGAAAACTTCTCGGGACTTGCTAATGCAGGAGATAAGAAGTAATACAACATACTTTCAACCAGCCGTCAGAAACGGCTGGATTATCAAATTTTCCGTCTACAAAAATACAGAAATACTCTTGATGTTTGTTTCTAAGTACACAGGACAAACGATAGTTAGATACTTTCCAGAGGAAGACCTTGCGGTGAAATATATAAATATGATTATATCAAAAGATTCAACTGTCTTGCAAGACGTTACAGAATTATAAGGACAATTTATGGCTATTACAATTAGTGGAACAACCGTTACATTTAACGATTTATCTACACAAACAAAGAATGTACCAAATTCAACTGCCGACTTGTCTGTTGGTGGTGTAGGAACCTATGCATTTTTGAATTATCCAGGTAATCTATCGGCTAGAAGTGCCGGTTTTACAATAGCCGGCAGTAGTTTGCAATATGCGGGTGTGAATCCAGTCGGTCAAAGTGGCTCACCTGGTGGTTCTTGGAGGCTAATGGGTGCATTAACTGCATTTACTACACCAAAAGGTACATCATATACATCTGCATCCGTTTGGTTAAGATATGCTTAATTAAAGGTTATCATGACAAAAGAAATTATTAATTTAAATTGGACAATTGAATCTGTTAAAGATTTAAAGTGGGTCAACACAGAGAAAACATTACTTGATTGTATTGTTAAGTTTGACGCACACAATGAGGAAATACCTTTCTCTATAGACCCTAATGATTTTTATCAGCATTCTGTTGATTTGTGGGAAAAAGCAAATGCCGGTGAATATGGCGTTATTCCCGATTATGTACCTAAACCAAAAAATGAATTTGAACAGTTAATGGAAAACTATAAGAATCAGTTTGAAGGTAAATTCTCTTTAGATAAAATCTGAGGCAAACATAAAAACCCGGCTTGACCGGGTTTTCTTTTTGGTGTATACTCTTGCAATGATTTACACAAAACATTTCGAATGGTACCACGGTCCAATATTCAATTACTGGATAAAATGGTATTCACAAAAAAATCCTAACGATAGCGACAAATACTGGCAGTATGAAGAAACCTGGTTTGTCAGTGTTCAAGTATTCTCACCTTTTAAATGGTTTGGCCGTGATGAATTTTATTATGATGGTCACACAGCTAAATCAATCACAATTCTAGGCGTTAGATTCACTAAAGGGTACAGTTACCGAGCTGAAAGAATTATTTAAATTATGTTTATATTTGATGTTGAAACGTTGGGCAAACAGTCCAACTCCGTGATTCTATCCTTTGCATGTATTCATTTTAATCCTGATGATACACCTAGCCATGCAGAATTAAAGCAAAATGCATTTTTTGCTAAACTAAATGTAGCCGACCAAATTCAAAGGCTCAAACGCACCTCAGGTAAGTCCACAATTGAATGGTGGGCTAAACAATGCGAGAATGTGCGAAACAAATCATTTAAGCCATTACCCTCAGATGAGATATTTGAGGATGCATATGAACGCCTGCGAGAATGGGCTAAAACAAAGAACGATAATAAATGTTGGGTATGGGCTAGAGGCAATCTAGACCAACTTGTCATGGATGATATTGAAGAACAATTAGGTATTGAACCAGTATTTAAATATGAACGCTGGCGTGATGTACGTACCGCAGTAGATTTTCTATATGGCACGACCAATGGTTATGTCAAAGTAAACGTGCCACCATGGGTAGAATCATTTGACCCTGCGCTTCATATTACAAAGCACAATCCAATTGATGATTGTGTATTTGATGCAATGATGCTCATGTATGGTGATAAAAACGAACATGAATGATAGAATATTTGTAATTTCTGGTACAAACGAAGAATATTCTAGATTTATCAGAATTAAATGTGAGGAACTATACCGTGCAAATAATACCTCAATATCACTATCAAATTTCGTTTTTGTTAGTTCTGTAGATAAACTGAGAGGTTATCGTGACCCTCATGGTTATTTCATTGGTAGCTGGCGTAGTCGTAGAGATATTGAGGATATTCTTTATGTAATTGAAGCCGCAAGTACCACTAGCAATTTTGCACTAGACAAGATATTTTTAGAGTATAGAAAATGGAAACGAGAGAACAGATAATCTATAATGCATGGCGTGACGCAGAATCATACCAAGTACCAATGACCGAAGAAGGCGAACAGAGAGCACAAATTCGTTGGTACGCATTCAAAAGAGGCTGGGAATATGCAGAATTCTATGCAAAAACTGGCCATATCTACGAGAAAGACAGTGAAAATGGATGTATAGTATACCGTCTGAGAAAACGCGCAGAGATACGCCGCCAGATAAAAGACAGAAAATCGGTGCAAGAAGGTAAACCAGATAGAATATCCGATATACTGGAAGAAGCCGCAGATGAAATTGTACGCCTGCGAGAGTTTGAAACCATGTATAAAAACCTATGGGAAGATGATTTAAAATGAACAATAGAATCCTAGAACTAGCAGAACATGCAAATTATTTGGCAACAGAGAAAGAATTTCCATATGATGAAGATTGGTTTTATCTGTATAACAAAAAATTCGCTGAACTATTAATCCAAGACTGCTGCCAAGTAATACAGGAATGGAAAAAAGAACCATTCCCATTTGATGAAGATTTAGCAGTAGAATTAATACACCAAAACTTTGAGCTAGAACTACCACCAAAGAATATCAAAGTAATTAAGATATGACAATTAGAACCATTATACATTGTGACAAATGTAATTCAGATAATGTATTGCATGAAATGAAACGCCAGCCCATACAAGAAGAACATAAAACTATGACAGAATTCATAGAGGACAGTAAGAAACCATCATACCAACACGCAGTATATTATTATACCCATTACCTCCTATTATGTAAAGACTGTGGGCACCGTATGGAATATAGCGTATAATACCGCATATTATGCTGAGAAACCAATAAACCACGATATTTCCTGTGGATAAACTGTGGATATATACAGTGCAATCCAACTAGTGATGGGAAATAGATTTTGCCTAGTGAAAAGAAATGCCCGAAGTGTGGGACAAACCATAATAAAAGAGGACCGTATTGCAGTAGGTCATGTGGTAATGGACGGGTATGGACTGATGAGGACAAAGAAAAGAAAAGACTGAAACTATTAGATTATCACCAGACGCCTGAGGGTATAGCCACAAGAAGTATATCGTCCGATTTTATGTCCAAGATAAACAAGGACAGAAGGGACGAAAGACTTGGCAATTATATACTACAAGATGAAGATTGGATGCTCGATATACCATTAGAACAAGAAGAACGAGAGGACAATTCATGGCTATAAAAACATTGAAACACACCTGTGAGAACTGTGAGAGTGATTATAAGATAGTATATGATGATGAAGTGGTCGCTGACAAACCTCAATTTTGTCCGATATGTGCTGAATACATATCTGATGAAAGCGAGGACGCAGATGAGTTGGACTTATAAAGGTGCAGAAGTACCAGACAGTGTAACAGAATATTATGGTTTTGTCTATGTGATAACCAATGAGACTAACGGCCGAAAGTACATCGGCCGTAAGTATTTCACGAAGGCTGGCTATAAGACAGTAAAAGGCAAGCGAAAAAAGATTCGTGTGTCAAGTGGTTGGGAGCAGTATTTTGGCTCCAACAAGGTGCTATTAGAAGATGTAAAGACTCTTGGTGAGCATAATTTCACCAGAGAGATACTTAAACTATGTCGCAACCGTTCGGAGTGTTCGTATTGGGAGACCCATTACATATTTACCTTAGGTGCGTTATTGTCTACCGAATGGTACAATGAGTGGGTGACCTGTAAGATATCGAAAAAGAATATATTGCCTGCCAAGCCTGCTGGTTAGTATATAATCGCTGGTGTAGCGTTTCAGATAAAGGATTATTATGATTACCACCTCCGATAACCGACTTATGGTTGGTCCAAATACTATATCGAATATCCAGCCAATAAGTTGTTCCGAAATGATTATACCTTCATGGCAACCACTAGCCACTAAGCTTAAGCAAGATGTTAGAGATAAAGTAGCCAAACAGTTTAGTGGTATCAATGATGTATTGCGGTTACTACTGATGAATGACTGTATATTGAGTGGTTCTTGTATTTCCAGCATTTATCATGGTGAAGAACCGAAAGATTATGATTTTTGGTTCAAACCTACACCATTTTTGAAGGCCGAATTTATTCGCCAGAACATTATTGAGAAATATTCTGCTGATATTCTCGATATTTCAGAGAATTATGCTGGACAAGGTGCTAAAGGTGCGCCGGCATTGTGTGTAACTGCTAATGCAATCACTTTTAAGAACAAATTTCAGCTAATTACACTTGCAGATTACTACTCCGCACGAAAAGACTTCGATTTAGTGCATTGTATGCCTTATTTTGACTTTGCGGAAGACAAATTTTTCATTTCCGAGAGACAATTTAGCATAATTCAGCAAAAAAGACTAGTTCCGAAGAATCCGGGAAGAATTATTCCAGTATATCGCACCGAAAAATTCAAAAATCGGGGCTGGACTCAGTAAAAACTCGAAAATACGTCATTTTTGGCGTATTTTTTAGTATAATTCGCAAAATATAACAGGCAGCCTTGGATTAGAGCCTCGGATGACCAGTGCTATGGAGTGGATTATACTGGTTCTCCTCCACCGGGCAACCAATAGACCACCGGACCGGTCAACTACTCTGGAACTGGTTGCCAAATCCTCCGGTTCTGTCATAATCCAACCATGATGAAAACAGTGACTTACTTGATTACGTACCTCTACCGTGGAAATGAATTCGTTGCACGTATTGAAACGGATTCGCTGACAATGGCACGCCGCCTTGCTTCTACCGTGTTACCTAACCGTGCAAAGGTTACGAAAATTGAAACGGTTTAAAACCAACCGCTTTCAAGCCCTCCGAGCCATTGCCATGGAGTATGGGCTTCCGGGGCTGGTCCGTGGTTACGTCCACAATGGACGGTTCTATCTGAAAATTAGAACCAAATAATGGTTGCCATTCTCCGTGGTTCTGTCATAATCCAACCATGATGAAAACACAATCTATCCGAGAATTAAGGGCACTCCAAGCCAAGGCCTTGGAAGCTTACCATGCCGAACACCGGCGCCTTGAGGCGGAGATTCAAGCCATCCGCACGGTTCGTGGCACCAAGCTTAAGGAGAAGGTTTTCGAATCTTATCACGAACCTGGTCGGAGCCGGGAGCGTTTTCCCGGTGGTCAATCATACTAATCCGGTCAACTATTCCAGGACGGTTGCCATTCTCCACGGTTCTGCTATACTCCATTCCATGATGAAAATGATTGTTGAACTTCTCCAAGCCACCGTCCTTGCGGCGCTGTTCTTTGGTCCTCTTTTTTATTACTTCCTCTTTGTGATGCAGCCATGAGCCGTATGTCTGAATTGATGCTTGACATCCAGAACGATATCGAACTGGGTGAACTGTCCTTCCACCAGATTGCCGATAAGCACCTGGTTCCGTTCTCCTGGGTGGATGAAGCCGCCAAGGAACTGATGGCACAATATGCCGAAGTCGATGCCGACCCTGGTGAGATGGACGGTGACCATGCGTCCGCACTCGCATCCGCTGGATGGGGCTCGGATGAAGATTACGTTATAGAAAACGACTACTTTGACGACTATGAATA